GATAGAGCGCAAGGATGTGAATGGGAATTACGAGCCGGGGAACTGTGTCTGGGCCAAGCCAGCAACCCAGGCTCGGAATCGAACCAACACCAAGTTAATAACCCACAATGGCAAGACCATGACGGAATCCGAGTGGGCCTCAGAAGCGGGGATCAGTCGGGGACGGTTGCACTATCGCTTGTCTGTGGGGATGCCGATGGAACAAGCCTTGATGAAGGACACCCTTGGGACAGGGATGTCTTCAAAGAGACTCGCATCCTCAGCATAGTACCTGCTGGGGAGTGTGAGACCTTCGACCTAACCATTGAGGACAGCCATAGTTTTGTGGCCAACGGGCTGGTCGTACACAACACCATCCCAAAACACACCCACTGGGGAAAGCGCATCAGGCGCTGCTACAACGCCCCGCCCGGTATGCTGGTACTGGAGAACGACTACTCACAGGGCGAACTACGGGTGATCGCCTGCATCGCCAATGAGACCAACATGCTGAAGGCCTACAGTAACGGCCTAGACCTCCATGTGATGACTGGTGGTAATAGTGCTGGGCTGACATACGAACAGATGCTGGAACTGAAGAAGACCGACAAGGACCGCTTCGACTTCCTGCGTCAGTTGGCCAAGGCACAGAACTTCGGACTGATTTATGGTATGGGGGTTGACGGCTTTCAGGAGTACGCCAGAATCGGCTATGGCGTGGCGCTGTCATCGGCTGATGCAGAGGCCGCACGTACCAAGTTCTTCAACACCTACCCGATCTTGCTGGAGTACCACAAGGCCTACAAGGCGTTCGCCCACAAGCACGAGTATGTTCGTAGTCCTCTTGGACGAGTTCGCCACCTGCCGTTGATCAACAGCCAGCGTCAGGAAGTACGGGCCGGTGCCGAGCGTCAGGCCATCAACAGCCCGGTGCAGGGTACGCTAAGTGACATGATGTGCTGGGCCATTGCCGAGCAGCACTCCATGGGCTGGTTTGATGTGACACCATGCTTCGGTGCCATACATGATGCTGGTTACTACTACGTGCCGGAAGACAACGCCGAGTTCTACGCCAAGCGTACCGTCGAGGTAATGGAGAACCTACCCTTCCACAAGGTCGGCTGGGCCCCACAGTTGAAGTTCACCGCCGACGCCAAGATCGGGCCAAACATGGCAGACCTCAAGGAACTCAAGTTCACTTGAGCGACGATCACCTAAGGGCTTGACAAACCCCGAACGTGGTATAAAAACCGCGTAGAAAGCCCTACAACGGCCCTCAACTGCCCTTCTGGTAGAAAAATTTGATAGTACGGGGTAGCGCAATCAATTGCACGGAGGGCTCTCTAGGGGGTATACTTCTTTACCTCAGGAGACCAGTATGGCAATATCCATCAAGCACGACAAACCGCTCAAAAAGACAGAGTCGGTTACCCACAAACAGCAGGAACTCACGGTAGTTTCCAAGGTAATCAAGGGCGACACCTACATGGTGATGGCGGATGCCGCTAAAGAACTGGAAGATGAGTTTGTCAATTTGTACTACACCCCAGGAGCGACAAATAGTCACCTAGCGGTACTGCCACCGTTCCTTCCCAAGGTACTAAAAGGCCTTGTAAAGCAGAATAACATTCTGAACCAGTGCGTACAGGCGATGGAGGTGAACATCGACGGAACTGGCCATGAGTTCGTCACCGATGACCCGGAGAACAAACCAGACGAGGAGGAGGTCAAACAGGCTGAGGCGTTCTTCAGCGAGCCCTATCCGGGCAAGTCCTTCGTCAGCCAGCGCCGGTTGTTGCGTCAGGATTTGGAGTCCATCGGCTATGGCTTCTTGGAGGTCCTGCGTACGATGAATGGGGAATTGGCTGGACTGCGTTACATCGAGGCCCAGACCATTCGCTTAGTGCGGTTGGGTGATTCCTTTGACATCCCGTACACCATCAGCCGTGGCGGTAAGGACGTGGACCTAACCATCAAAGAGCGCCCACGCCGGTACATGCAAACGTTCAACGGAACTGCCAAGACCTACTTCAAGGAGTACGGCACCCCAATGGACCTAGACAAGGTGACAGGCAACTTCTCCAAGATCGGTGAAAAGCTGCCAGCAGAGCGCCGTGCAACCGAGTTGCTGGCCTTCGGAGTAGACCGTGACTACTCTGGTCCGTACTTCGTGCCACGCTGGATCAACCAACTGCCGTCAGTTCTGGGCTCGCGCAAGGCAGAGGAATTCAATCTGGAGTTCTTCGACAGCGGAGGTATGCCACCCGCCATCATCTTCATCCAAGGTGGCTCCATGGTTGGGGAGACCGCAACCCAGCTTCGCACGTACCTGAGCAATCAGAACAAGAAGAAGGGCCGAGCAGTGGTCGTGGAACTGGCATCCAACAGCGGGTCACTGGAATCCAGTGGCACTGTTTCTGCTCGCGTTGAGCGGTTCGGCTCCGAGCGAATTGGCGACGGCATGTTCGAGAAGTACGACAGGGTTACTGAGGAGCACGTACGTATCGGCTTCCGTCTACCCCACATATTCATTGGCCGTCAGGAGAACATGAACTACGCCACTGCCGTAGTGGCCTACCAAGTTGCCGAGGCACAGGTGTTTCAACCTGAGCGCACGGAGTTCGACGAGATCATCAACCGCACGCTGATGAAGGAATTGGGCTACAAAACCATCAAGTTCAAGTCCAATCCCATCACGCTGAAGAACCTTGAAGACCTGATCAAAGGACTGCCTCTGGTCAAGGACATCGTGGAAGGCCCGGATTTCGTCGATACCTTCAATAACGCCATGGGTACCGCCTTGACCTACAAGGAGCCACCGGCTGCACCGGGGACAGTCGATGGCCAGTTCGACCCGAACGCCGGCCTACCGTATGACACTACCCTACCCCCAGGAGCCAACCCACAGGCGGCCCAAGGGGCTATTCAGGGAGACACCACCCAGCAGGATGCCACCAACCCAGGTGACACGGCCCAGAAGTCTGAAGTAAGCCATATCCAGCTACTGAAGATGGTGCGCCGTACTGCCGAAGCCGAGGGACTGGTTGAGCCAATCATGGGACTGACCGAGGTACAGAAGTCGGATGTCGCAGCCGCCGTTGAGGCCCTTCCAGCGTCCCAGCGTCAGGTGTTTGACCAGCTACTTCAAGCCTACGTGACTCCCCACCATGGCCACTCACACTGACATCAGGGAGTTCATCGAACTGGAGAATATGCTCGCAAGCCGTATCAAATCCGGCTCGGCAGAGGCTCTGGAACGTGCGTGGAGGGCAGTGGAGCAGGAACTGGCCAAGGGTGGGTTCGACAAGGCCACGGCGCTGGCTGAGAACCTGAGCCTAGCCCACGTTGGCACCGGCATGAAAAGCTATGCCAAGGTCATGTTCCACTCCATGATCGACTTCGGGGCCCGACTAGCTGCCCAAGGCAATACCTTGACCGCCAGCCTGCCGGTAGACGACATTGTTGATGCCCAAGTTCGTCAGCTTCTGACGTACATGGCCTATGGGTACACCTCAGCGGCCCAAGACTACCTACTGCAATTGATTGCACAGGAGAGAGGTAAAGTGCAGAAGGCCGCAGCAGTACGCAGCTACGTCAGCTATATCGACAACAGCAACGCCCGAGCCCAGCTAATTGCCGGTCTGCACACCAGTCGTTTGGGGGGCTGGGGATTCGTGGCAGAGGCCGATATGCTTGGCATGATCACCTACAAACTGAGTGCTCAGTTGGATAACCGCACCAGCAAGTTCTGTAGGTTCATCCACGGCAAGACATTCACAGTCGAGAGCGCACGCCCGTTGCTGGATGTAGCAGTACGCCTAGATGACCCCGAGGCACTGAAAGCCACCCACCCATGGCCTAACCAGAGCAAAGCCGGTATGGCAGCCATACAGAACATGTCAAACGCCCAGTTGCAATCCGCAGGGTACGGTGTGCCACCCTTCCACCCCGGATGCCGAACCCTGATGGTGCCGGTTAACTACCGCACCCGCATTGCAAAGCCACCGGCACGTCAGCAGCAGATGTCGGAATACGTCAGCACCATGGAGACCTTTGAGAGCCTGAGTATCCCAATTACTCAGGAAGGGCTGACCATCTGGAATGACTACGTGAAGCTGAACCCCGCCACGGTGATCAGCAACTTCACCGGCAAGGCCCAGAAGGACCTGCTGGGAAAGTCCAAGCGGCTTCTATCGGTAA